TCAGAAGTCTTTGCTGATAAAACAAATATTAAGTATCCAAGAGAAGGGGACTTGATTTATTTTCCGCTGATGGATGGTATTTTTGAAGTAAACTTTGTGGAGCGAGAACAAAATTTCTTCAATTTTGGTAAGACATTTACTTATCAAGTCAAGTGTTCACTCTACAAGTATTCTGGGGATCAACTCGATACTGGATTTGATCGAATCGATGGTGTCACATCTAACGCTATCAATCAACTTGTCTATACAGAATTTAGTGGTGGTAGTGGTGAATTCCAAGAAGGTGAAACTGTCAACATTATCACATTTGCGGGAGCCACGGGAGCAACGATGGAAGTCGTTGTTTGGCAAGGTTCAACCACAGATGTAATGGAGTCTTTCTTAGTTTCTGGTAGTCTCACTGGTGAGAGAATTGTTGGACAATCCTCGAATGCGAATAGAGTCATTAGCACGATAGGATTCACGGCAGATTACTTCGCCAAGGACGCATTTGAGGACAATACTGAGTTTATGCGAGCAGGTCTTAATATCTTTGACTTTACAGATCAAGATCCATTTAGTGAGGGAGATATTTAATGTTTACTCAATTTTACAATGAGTCAGTCCGAAAAACAGTGGTTGCCTTTGGTGCATTGTTTGACGAAATTTTTGTCATTCGTAGAAATAGTGATGGATCAACCAACAGAAGGTTTTTAGTTCCGATTACATACGCTCAAAAAGAAAAATTTATTCGTATGCTCGACGAACTCCCAGATACTAAGGAGTCAGATAACGCAGCGGCTATTGCAAGTATTTTACCTCGTCTTGGATTTTCAATTTCAAGTATGAATTATGATTCTGCAAGAAAGCGAAATACAGTTTACAAAAAATACAAAACAAGTAGCACAGCAAATACTTACGACACTCAGTTTGCGGAGGTTCCTTACACAATAGGTTTTAGTCTCGCAGTGGCGACAAGAACGATGGATGATGCTTTGCAGATTATTGAGCAAATTACTGCGTTTTTCACTCCAGAGTTTACTGTCACACTTAATTTTACTGACATCAACGCGAAGGTAGATGTTCCTTTTGTATTGAACTCTGTGACTCCTGAAATCGATTATCTAGGTGATACCTCTGAGCAGCGTTCAATTATTTTTAATCTTGATTTTACAGCATACACATATGTCTTTGGACCAACCAAAAAGCAAACTTATATCACAGAATCCACAGTGAATGCTCTTACATCATTCTTTGATGAATTTGGTGGAGTCACCGGACCCACTGGTGCTGGGTTAAAGTCAATTGTGTCAATCACCGGACCATCCGGAGAGAACACACTGCCGCCTTCTGCTATCGCAGGGATGACGAGTTTCTTCGCACCAGAAACCCTAAGCATTACAGGAGCGACCCAAGATGGCTAAGAAAGAAGAAAATTCTCTTGAAAACGCTTTAAATATAGATCCAATTGAGGACCGCAAAACAACACCAAATGTTGAAGATTCCGACACGGCAGCAGAACCGGAGACAGGAATGCGTAAAAAAGTTGAACTTGATCTTTCAAAGTTTCCCGAACGAAAAAAGATAGAACAGCGTAAAGACTTCGGCGAGGTCCGCGAAAATATTAAAGAAGTGATTGACTATAGCAAGAATGCAATTGACGGCATTCTCAAAGTAGCCTCAGAGAGTGACAGTCCAAGAGCCTACGAAGTGGTCAGTCAACTTCTTAAGACCGCAACCGAAGCCAATAAAGACCTACTTGATATTCATAAACAAATGAAATCCTTAGAGGAAGATGAGCAAGTGAGAAATGTGACGAACAACGCATTCTTTGTGGGTTCTACAAAAGAACTGCAAGACCTTGTTCGACAACAACTTCCAGAAAAGAAAGTGAAAAAAGTAAAGAACAATGACAAAGAAACTGGATGACAAAGCATATCTCGGCAATGCCAATATCAAGGCAGCCGGTGTAGAGTCAGAATACACAAAAGAACAGATCGAAGAATACGCCAAGTGTGTATCTGATCCGATGTATTTTATTGAAAATTATATCAAGATTGTCTCTCTTGATGAGGGTCTTGTTCAATTTGAGCCTTATAGTTTTCAAAAGAAAATTTTAGAATCTGTTCACAATGATCGCTTTGTCATTTGTAAGATGCCTCGACAGTCCGGCAAATCTACGACAGTTATTTCATATTTGCTTCATTATATTTTATTCAATCCTGATAAAAATGTTGCAATTCTAGCCAACAAATTGACAACTGCTCGTGAACTGCTGGGTCGTCTGAAGTTAGCCTACGAGCATCTGCCAAAATGGCTTCAGCAGGGTGTCGTAGAATGGAATAAAGGTTCAATTATTTTGATTGGAA